GTGTGGGTTATTGCCAGCCCCTGCTGTTTTTATAGTAAGAGAAGGGTTACCAGACCCAGCGTTTATAGAAATGTCGCCAGCAGTAGTAAGCGTAGAAGCCATATCTACAGCACCATCAATGTCCACGACATCAAGGTTGGTAGTGCCATCTACGTCTATGTCGCCTGAGATGTCTAAAGAACCTGCGTCTAGCTCACCAGTAATTGTTAAATTTCTAATACCAGTATAGTCTTTACTAGAATCTAAAATAACCGCTTTGGAAGCAATAGCTGTACCAACTGCTGTACTTCCTAAGTCAAGAGCATTTATCTCACCTACAACTACTGTAGCACCGTCAAGTATATTAAGTTCTGCTGCCGTAGATGTAACCGCTGTTCCATTAATAGACAACGCATCAGTTTCCAACGTACCGTCAATGTCAGCGTCCCCCGAAATGTCAAGAGACCCTGCATCTAGTTCTCCAGTAAGTGTAATGTTACGAAAGCTGGCTACGTCTTTATTCGCATCTACTGTAACTACTTTACTAGCTACTACTGTGCCTACTGAAGCGCCTGTGTCGTTATAGTTAAGTTCTGTTGTAGTGGCTGTAACGCCATCCAAAAGATTAATCTCTGCGGCAGTTGATGTTACACCATCTAAAATGTTAAGCTCAGCAGTTGTAGAGGTGACTCCATCTAATATATTGAGTTCTGCTGCTGTTGAAGTTACGCCATCAAGTATGTTAATTTCAGCAGCAGTAGATGTAATTGCAGTGCCATTTAAGTTAATAGCATCTAAATAAGCAATTCCGTCAATATAAAAATCTTTAAACTTGAGTGAGCTAGTTCCTAAATCTATATCGTTATCTGTAACAGGCGCAATAACGCCATCAGCCATAGTAAATTGAGCAGTGCCGCCTGCTGTAAACGCAAGTGTATCTGCTGCACTGAAGAACAAACCCGCGTTAGTATCTCCTGTGTTCGTTATCGAAGGAGCACTTGCACTTCCGTCTGGAACAGAAATAACACCTGTAAATGTAGGACTAGCTGAGTCAGCTTTAGTTGCTACAGCAGTTGCTATATTATTGAACTCTGTATCAATCTCTGTGCCTTTAACAATCTTATTGGCATTGCCAGAAGGTAAAGTATCTTTTGATGCAAAATCAGTTGTTTTTGTATAATTAGTCATTATATAAGCCTACCTATGATAGCTTCTGTGTTCAGTTCTTGTATAGACAACGCTCTTCCGTCTATCGTAGCTTCTACACCAATAGTACATACTTTACCCGATCCTGTTGCTTTTACTTTTGCAACATCAATAACAATAGTAGCACTATACTCTGATTCACTTACGTTGTATTCGGATATTCCATATTCAGCAATTAAACTAGTAGCTACAGTAAATGCTTGTTTGCTAAAACCTTCTGTATAGTCATAAGCCCAGTTTCCTACTACTGTTGTTCCGGACCCGCCAACCACTGTAAAGTTAATTTCTTTTAACATCTTTAATGTGGCGGGGTCACCAAAAGATAAAGGCTGTGTAAAGTATTTCATAGTGTACGAATTATCGTTATCTAAAAATCCTTCGTACTTATTAATCCCTAAAGCATTACCAAAAAAAAGTGTACCATCTGCTGCCCTGTCACCACACAGTAGAGTAGCCCCATTGTTTACCCAAGTAGTCACACGATAGCTTCCGTCTTCCAGCGTGCCTCTCATATCAAACACAAAGACTTCTAGAGTAGTAGGTAAAAACAAAAGGTAAAAAGATTCTTCTGGGCTGTATACTGATTTTATGCTGCTTGTTTGATTTCTTACTGATTCCATTAATGTATCGCGTACATTTTTAGAAACATTGCCAATAGGGTTTGATTTCTCTTGTATAACCCTTCCTAAACTCCTTACGCCTGAATCGGATAAAAATAGCAAGTCGCTACCATTACTCTGCACTGAGTCTCTTTCAATACAACCTATATTAACAATAGAATCTGCTAAAGTCATAGAGGAAGGAGAAGAAGCCCCTGAGTATAAAAGAATACTACGTTTTCCAAAAATAACTAAAAAATCATTGAATTGAGCAACCGCAGTGAGTTCGTCATAGCCGGAAGGCCATACAGTAGTAATATCTAAAGAACCTGAACTACCTCCCGTCCAATCTGATCCGTCCAAGCTATCAGAAAAGAAAAGCGTATACTTGTTGCCCGATACATCTACTGCCCACAGACGACCAAACGCAGCGCATACGGCATTAGCATTAGGAGCGTGAGCAGACAAAGCAGCCAGTGCACCACTGCTGTCTGTATACTTCAGTGCGGCATGTCCCCTTTGAAAAAAATAAGCATCTCCATTAAAGGAAACAATTTGCCAGTTGTTTGCACTTATTGTCAAACCACTACTTATGTCAGTTAACGACGTAGTTCCGGTAAATATTTTATTATTGCCCGCAGAAAATACTAAAACATTTCCATCGCGATCTATAAACTCTTTTATTACTTCAACGCCAGCACTGCTTCCTAAAGGAGTAGTAGAAGACGTTACTTTTTTTACACCTTTTCTAGCCGCAATTCTACCGAACTTATCTATAACCGCATTTTCGGCTAAAGATGCAAAGGAAGCGTCCTGTCCTACAGGAGAATCCTCTGTGTTTAAACCACGAAATCCCGGCGCACCTATGTATATGTTTTGACGCTGTTGTGCCATTACGGTACTCTGTAGATAAATTCTTCAGGGTTCTTATAAGCGTCTATAGCAATAGCGTCTGCTAGGTACTTATCAGCAAGCCCAAAGTAATCTTGTGCTGCTGTGCCTCCTGTTTCACCACGCTCTCTAGCAAGCAAAGCTATAGCTAAATGAATGATAGGGGCCGCCGGTATAATAACAGTATCTGTATCATTGACTAAATCCACTGGCCTTGAAAGAATGTTAAATCTTAAAGAATAAACAGCATCTGGCGTAGGATATACTTGAACTTTAGAATCGTCAGAGCTATCTACTCCTGAAAAAGTATATGAGTCAGGAGTGCTTGTTACTTCACCTGAAATATACTGTGCGTTTGCAAACCAGTTAGGAGATTCATAGTTCATAAAAAAATTAGAAGTGTCATTAATTGCACTATAAACTTTTATACGTGGTCCAGCACCGCTAAGCGTGTACTCTGAAGTTCCAGAAGAAGTAGAGACTACCACTGTATTTCTAAGCACAGACCACTCATGTGAGTCCTCTACAATGCGTTTTGCATCGTTAATAAAATCGCCTACCATTCTAGAGTACGCGGTGTTAGCAACTGCGCTAACTTCATCCTCTCGAAGCCTACGTAGCGTACTGTTAACTAATGATAAGTAAGTTGTACTCATTATACATTCCTAAATAAACCTAGCTGTGGAGCTTGGTATCCTTGATATTGTTCTGCTAATTCAAGTAATTCTGGAGCTTCATACGTAGGTTTAAATATAAAATCTTTAAATAAACTTTGCGTTACATTGCCTGTAGAGGCTCCTAAAGACAGACCAGCAAGAGTTCCTATCCCTAAACCAGCCCCTGCTCCTTCCCCAAGACCCTCGCCTTTACCTTCACCAAAGCCTTCTTCAAACCCTGCTTCTCCGGCTGCTGTTGCTGCGGCTTCCCCAGCGGCCACAGCCTCCGCTACATCAGCTTCTCCTGCTGCTATAGCTTCCGCTAAAGAGGCTTCTCCTGCGGTTACAGCTTCTGCTACAGCGGCTTCTCCTGCTGCTTCTGCGGCAGCTACAGCAGATTCTCCCGCAGCAATAGCGTTATCTACAGCTATTTTGCCTGCTGCTACTGCATCAGCTAATTCGGTTGCGCTAGCAGCTTGTGCATCTGCTAAAACTTTATCAGACGCTTCTATTGTTTCTGTTAACTTATCTTCGGCTGCCTGTAGCGCATCTGCTAATGCTGTTTTACCATCTTTAATAGCTTTAGCTTTTTCAGTTTCAACTTCAGCTATTTTATCAGATAAAGTAGTCAAGTCAGTTTCTAAAGTTTTTAGAGCTTCATTTAAATTAGTTATCTCTTCTGTCTTATTTTTATTAGTTGCTTGCTCAGTAGCTAAAGCACTCTCCGCTTCTTCTAACTCTTTAGTCACATTTGCTAAGTCTTTATCAGATGCTTCTATTGTTTCTGTTAACTTATCTTCGGCTGCCTGTAGCGCATCTGCTAATGCTGTGTTGCCGTCTTCAATAGCTTTAGCTTTTTCAGTTTTAGTTTTAGCCAACTCATCAGATAAAACAGTTAAATCAGTTTCTAAAGTTTTTAGAGCTTCATTTAAATTAGTTATTTCTTCTGTCTTAGCTTCACTAAGTTCTTCTTGAGACGCTAAACTAGTTTCAGTTTTTTCTAGCTCAGCAGCTAACTCTGAACTTGTTTTTTGTGAAGTTTCTAAAGCAACCTCTAGTTTAACTACACTGTTTGACAAATTTTCAATGTTGGTTTCGTAGTCTTCTAGAGTAGACTCAAAACCTTCTGTTTCAAAAGTAAACTCTTTTTGCAACTCCGCTAAAGAATCTTTAACGGCGGTATCTAAATCTTCTTGATTATATAGGGTAGTGTCTTCAGGTAAGCCATCAATAGCTGTTTTTACAGCGTTATCTAAGTCTTCTTGATTAAAAGGCGTAATATCTTCTGGTATACTACTTATTAATTCTTCAATAAACTCTTTAACTTGGTCTCCTGAAAAATTAGTATCGTCATCTAAAGTGTCTAAACCTAAATTATTATTTAAAGCGTCTGTATATATTTCAAATAAACCAGCAGTTGCTACGTCGCTATCTAGTTTCTCTTCTGTAGCTGGTGCTACTTCTGTAGCTGGTGTTTTTGTTATAGTTTCTTCCTGATCAGCAGAAGGAGAATCTGCACGCAAACTAGCTCTATTAAGTTTTAAATCAGATATAATTTCATTTGTGGTTCTTTGAAAAGGCGTACCAAAACCAGTTAAATTATAAGTATCTGTTTCAGCATCATAACTTAGAATCTTAACATCGCCGCGCTGCACCGCCACTGAGTTTTTCAAAGCCTGAGTTACTTTGTCGGGGTCTACAGGAAGAAGTCTATTTGTTGTAGTAGGCATAGCTGTCCCACCCAACATTCCAGCAGAAGTAGGTAACGCTTCTGTATCTGATGCTACTTCTGTATCTGATGCTACTTCTGTAGCTGGCGCTACTTCTGTAGCTGGCGCTACTTCTGTAGCTGGCGCTACTTCTGTAGCTGGCGCTACTTCTGTAGCTGGCGCTACTTCTGTAGCTGGTGCTACTTCTGTAGCTGGTGCTACTTCCGTAGCTGGTGCTACTTCTGTAGCTGGTGCTACTATTGTAGCTGGTGCTACTTCTGTAGCCGCACTACTACCTCCGCTCTGGCTCCCGCCTTCTTCTGTTTCTTCTACGGGTAATGAAGGAGGCTCTACATCAGGCTCTATTTTATCTTCTACTTCAGGTGTGGTTACTGTGGACTCTACAGGTAGCTCTTCAAAAGCAGGCTGCTCTACGCTAGTGGAAGGCGTAAGTAAACCCCTGTCTTGAAAGTAATCAAGCGCCGGATCACTTACAACATTAAAAAACTG